AAGTCCAGTTTGAGTTGGATTAGATGTATCAGTATTTACGGTTAATGTATTGACTACCGTTTCAAATGCATCAGTTGTCGCATTTTTCTTAATATTAATAATTTGTCCAGTAGACATCTTCATCGGAACAACTGCCGCAACACTTCTAATTAAAGATGCTGTAGGTAGTTCCTGAAATACCTTAACGAGTGTATTAAAATTAAAATCGGCGGTGCCGATATCATCGTTGTGGGTTTCCTCTACTATAAGTTCTTCATTTTCCATTATGTTTCCCTTTTAAAAAATTCTCTATTATACACTATTTATAATAATTCTTATCCTCTCCCGGTACCCGGTTTAAGTGGGCCGCGGGCAGTAGATCCTGATTGAACCATTTGTGAGTTATCGTTATTAATGGTCGTTGGTGCATTCATTAATTGTGTTTGACCACCAGCACTGGCAGTATCTGCCTGTGTCTGCATCTCCATCATCTTAGTAATAAATGTTTGTTCTAACATAGGGCCGCTTGGTGTCATTAATCCGCCTCCTCCCATTTCTGGTGAAGTTTGAGAGACATCAATTACGGGTATTGGCATTAACTCTCCAGCATTTCCAAACATATTCATTTGAGGAGAAAAGTCACCACTCTCACCATCTGGGAGCATTGTCAATGGTGAGTCTTTTTCTCCTTCAATACCAACTGAAGTTTCGATTGTTTTAGGATTAAAAAATGATTTTTCTTCTGCCCAAATGTCCCATAATACTTTTTCTAAGTGGGTGTCGTGAGTAAATATAGAGCCTTCAGTTGTCATTGCGGTATTAGCCGTATCTTGCAGTTCCTTTTGTGGAGTCAACTCATCAAATGTCTTAGGAGTTAGAGTGTCTACTGTAGATCCTGGCTCCCCGGAAGTCTGGGCCGCTTGGTACGCAAGATATTTTTCTTGAGCTGCCTTTATAACTGCGTAATTATCTGCTGTTGTATCTGCTGTTGTTGTTGTAGAACCTTTCATATGTGCAGATTTATCAAATTCTATAGGTTCTGATTTTGGCATTGTTGTGACTGTAGCACCTTTCATATGGGCTGATTTGTCGAGTTGATCTCCTGGTTCTGGGACTAGCTTACCCTCCTTGAAAGTTCCCTTTGTTCTACCCGCATCTTTCAATTGTTTAGCCTGTTTCTTTAGAGCCATTTTCTTTTTACCACTTCTAACTTTACTTTTCGTAAACTTACCTTTAATATTATATTTTTTCCTTAAGTCTGCATTATCTAATTCAGAATCAGGCTTTGCTTGAAGTTCCTCTAGTTCTTTATCTTCATATTCTTGAGCAATTTTATCCTCTTCAGTTTTTTCTTTCTTTCCACCACCCTGATATTGTTGATATCCTCTTCCCTGAGCTTTCTTCTCTTTACGTAATTTTTCAAGTTTTTCTTGAACATTAATCGATGGACCAGCAGTACCTTTTTCACCAGATGTCATTGTGTCTTCATCCCAAAATCCCCCATCCTTGACATTGACTGCTCGACCCTCCTTCTTTGCGGACCGAATCTTCATTAATTTTTCTCTATCTTCCTTTTCCCAAGTTTCTTGATCAAGAAGTGATTCTATACTACTGAGATCCAACTTTGATAATTTTTCTAAATCTGTAATTGTGCCGTGTCCCAAACCTACATCTACAGCACCTTGTTTCTCGGCTTCTTTCATTAATAATTTCTGATCTGCTTCCGGAAGTTCTCCAAGGCGTTCGTCTGCTGTAGCCAAATTAGTTTTATCCGATACTTCTTGAGCTACAGTTTTACTAATTTCTCCTCCTAAGAAATACCCTAGTCCACCACCAATCATTCCCCCAATTATAGTTCCGACACCAGGGAAAATTACTGTACCGATAGCCGCTCCCATAGATGCCCCACCGGCGGCACCAGCCATTCCACCGACACTTTCAGTATGTTTTATATTCTTTTCAGTTCTATCCAGAGATTCGTCTTGTTCATTAGAAAACATATTAAAGGCTTCCAATGCAAATGCTAGAGGTACTGCGGCTCTACCTAATAGTTTGGATGCTCCTTTAGCGTGTTTACCTATTTTGCTTGCGGCTTTCGCGGTATCCTTGCCGGCTTTTTTAAATTGAGTAGCTTTTGAACCTGGAGCATTGCCCCTACCTACACCCGGACCTCCGACAGTTGGAGAACCAGGAGCCGGAAGCATTTTTTTCATCCAATTGGGAAGTAATTTGTTTGCAAAACTACCCATTGAAGTAGTTGCAGTAGTCAAAAGTCCTGTAGCACCAGTTAAAAGTGTAGTAGCACCAGTGATACTAGCAATTGCCGTACCGATTCTTCCTAGTGGGGACATAAATATCTTACCAAGTGTGCTAAGAAGTCCGCCTCCCTCATCTGGAGCGATTTTGTTTAGAGTTGGTCCTCCCGGTGCTTTAGGTATAAGTCTACTTTTATCTCTTCCGGCTTCAACCGCCAATCTCATTTTTTTGACATCTCTTGCTTCCCCACGCCTGAGATAATCCATCTTCTTGTCTTCAATAGCAAGAAGGTCTGCAATTTGGTCAGACTCAACTGGCAATGCTTCTTCTGCTGTGATTACTTCTGCTAGAGAACCACCGACTTCACTCCCATTTACTCCATTTGTATCTGGTGCAGAATCAACACCTATATTTTCTCCTTCAACTGTGGGAGGGTTAATTACCTCGACTCCATCTTTTGTGAGTGTTTCTAAGAAGGGTGGAGAATGTGTTCCTAATCCCTGAACAATTTCATCAGTTTGTTCTTGTATTGCGGATACTACCTCGGCGCCGTCAGCACCTGCACCTGGTTCACTCGAACCTTGTGGATCATCGAGATTAATACTTGGTCCATTTTCATCATCTGGTCCATCATCTGGTTCAGGGTCTCGCTTAATACCTAAATATTCTTCCTCAGCTTTTGCAATTTCTTCCTGTCTATCAAGTCCTTTCTGTTTGATTTCAGACTCTTGGATGTGGGCAATGATCTTCTTATCACTCATACCCTTGAATTTACCGGAATATTGCTCATCAGATTTAAGGTTTGAGACAAGTCTTGCTAATCTTACACTAGATCCCTTTAAGTATTTTTCCTGGATGCCGGCAATCTCATCGTCCCTTTCATTTGCTTTCTCCTGAAGTTCTATCTTTTTGATCGTAGCGGCAATATCTTTCTTATCCATACCATCGAAAGCTCCTAACCTGTGATACCCGGCAGACAATTCCGCTATTCTTAGCTCATCCCTTTTCAGATCACTCTTTTCTTTTTTCTTTAAGTCTTTTTCCGCTTCTCTAGCCGCTTTAGTGTCCAGATTAAATTGGTGCTGTTGCAAAAACTCTGCTTCTTTTAATCCACCCAATTCTGATGCCCAACGACGGTCGTTGACCATTTTGTTTTTTTGCTTTGCTTTTACTTTTTCAATTCTCAGTTCTTCATTCAACTCCCTTTCTTCTTCGGACATCAAGTCGTAGCCACTTCCTTGATCTTTCATTGCTTGAATAAGACTACCTTTTTCACGTAACCAATTAGCGTGGATATCCAATTCTTCAGCAATTATCAATGCCTTTGCATCTTTTTCCTCCGCCCTCTGCCTTTTTTGTTGATTCTTGAGCATCTTGGCTTCACCGGACAGAATCTTAGATATTTTATCCAGCCCTCCAGTAGCCATGGATGTTACTCCCGCTACCTTCGCAAAGGTTTCCATTGTACTAGCCATTTGTTAATCCCTATTTTCTAGTGTTTCTAAGGTTATCGTGTCTTTCTTTTTCTTCTCTTAACCAATCCGATAAAAGTCTAACGTAAATATCTCTTTCATACGGCAACATATTCTCTAAATCATATAAACTATAATTGTGATGTTGCATAAGTTGAAAGTTGGTCTTGTAATGATTGACCAACGAATCGTAACTTATGCAAAGCCGAAAAAATCTTCCAGCCCCTCCAAAGTGACTGGTTCTTTATGACCACATTTTGTACACTTATAGTCAACTGTGTGTTTTAATGTCGGTAGATTATTAAAAAATTCTTTGATGCTATCAAAAGCATCTTCGGTCAAACTCTCTACAAATGTGACCATTTCAGGTTTAGATGTTTCTTTACCTTTATAAACATTCTCAGCATCAAATACATAATCTATTGAATCAACAATAATTTTAAACATCTTTTCAATAGGATCATCTTCACCATCGTGAACTTTCACTTCTTCAGTAGACATATACTTTAATTGGATTCCAATATCATCCTTTACCATAATCTTTGAGTGATCTTTTTCAGGAAAATTAATTTTGATTTCGTCAATTCTAATTGGATATTTGTCTATGTTTCCACAAAGTTTTCCGTCTGGTCCTTCTTGATTACAAGTAAATGATGGCTCAATCATTTCGCCGCGGCTCTTTGCTCTAATATTTAAGAACATATAATCTACATCAAATGCGGGTAACTTTTCTCCATCTATTTTTCCATCAGTACAATTTGAGATGATTCTTAAAATCACATCTCTTACTGCTCTCTGAAACTCTTCTCCCTTTAATTCTTTTGCTCCTTCCATTGCTGTTAAAAGAATCTTTTCTTCTTTCACCAGAAATGGTCTGTAAGTCACACTCTTTTTTTGATCCGATGGTAGTTTCAAACTGTACATCGGTGTTTCTATTTTTGGTAATGCCATAATATTATCTCCTATTAACAATTATCTTATCAATGCGGGGAATAAACGGCTATTCCCCTTTTATACTAACGCGGTGGTCCGCCAGTAGGTTGTGGTCGACTGTCTACTAATTTCTCTCCAGATTTGGTCTCATTTGAATCAGCCCACCATCCATCTTTAGGATTGATATGATTCCAATCTTTAAATGTCCAAGTTACAGTAAATGTTGCTATTTCTCCTTCAGTACTCCAAGAATATTCTATTGGTCCAACAGATGATGGATATGCTTCCATCATAACGACATTCGCAATAGCACCGCCTTGTCTATCGAGAGGAATGATGTGAACTTGTCCAACATAATCCAGATAATAACTTAAAGTATATACTTGTCTATGTTTTCTAGGAGCCCCCAAAGATGTCCCTGTAGCGTGTTTAACTTGTCCTACAATAGCAGATAACCAACCATCAAAGAATCTATGTTCTGCAAAATCCTCTCCGCACATAAATATCATAGTTGTTGTGTCCACTATTAAATCATTTGCTACTTTAAATACTGGACCAAATCGTCTACCATCGATTGTACCTAGAGATTTACCTGGTAATGTTACTTGTTTTGCTTTATACGAAAGAAATTTAGCTCCCCCCTTTTCCAAATCTGCTCCAGTGTAGAATTTTCCTAAGTATCCACCAGAACCAGAAGTCCCCATGGTTTTGTGTCCTCGGGGCATATAAATTTCGATAGAATACATATTATTTCTAGCGAAATCTTCACCTGCTATTACTTCATTAAATTCTGATATTTTCATTACTTACTCCAAACTGATTTTGCACTAGCACCGACAAATTTCTGATATGGTAGAAATATAACGTTCTCCCATTCATTTGGAGGTGCTTCTAGTAGACTTGTTTTTACGTGACCATATAAGTATTTATGTATCATTTTGTCAGCGTGTCTTACATTTCGTACTGCATCCCAAGAGACATTGAATTTCGCCGCGGCTGTCATAGTTTCAACTTCACCGTGTTGAGTAGAGAATTTCATCATTTTTTTGAAAAAGACCATCCTGTCTACAGGAGATACATAATGAAAATTGAGTCCCATAAACCCATCCCTATACACATCAAGCACAATAATAAGAGGAAATTTATCCCAATACGGTAGAACTTCCTTATATTTGGCGTCATACCCAAACGTATACATCTTTCCGAGAGCTAGTTTTGATTTTTTCTTGAATCCTCTAGCAGATTCACCTACTTTTCTCTTAAACCACGCTACAGATTTCTTTGCTTGTTTAGCCTTCGATCCCCTTTTCGATGACATCGCAGAAGAAGTCAATTCGGCTCCAATAGCTCTTCGTGCTACCTGACTACTCTTACCAGATTTTGCTATTTTCAACCATTGTCCACCCATCCAACGATACTTGATACCATCAGAACCAACTCTTTCTGTTCCTTTTGCGACACTAATTAATTTCTTTGCGATCTTTATTGCCATATTACTTTACCAAATGGTCCTCTGTGAGTAATTTAAATGTCCACTTTCTTTCAGCACAAAATTCTTCTGCTACTTTCCACTTTGCTTCATTCACTTTCCACATTTTCATTTCACGTAAATACCTATATTTGCTCTTAGTAGTTTTAGTTTTCGGCTTCTTAGGTGGTCCGCATTGCGCCTTAGGTTTTACTTCAATAACCATTGTAGATAATTTACCACTTTCATCTCTTTGTTCAATCCAAAAGTCTGGAAAATATCTATGGACTCTCCCATCAACCGGACTCTTATAGGGCAATATAATTTCTTCACTACTCCATCTCTCGATTTTTGGTTGTGTCACATCACAATATACCATAAATCTGCGTTCCCAAGATGAGCGATATCGAACTTTATCGACAGCACCCACATATTTTGAGCGATTTTTTACTTTATAGTTTCCCTTATAAGCCATATCAACTATTTATATAAATAGTTTAAAGGACTCATTATCACGTAGAGAAGGACATATGCCATTAATAAAAGGAGCAGATAGACCGCAGATTGGTTCCCACGGATCAGGCTCTGTAGCAATATCAGATGTTACCAGTAGCTTGCAGGACAATAAACACGACTCAGCGAAATTTGCGCCTGATGCCTCCAAGATCGCCGAACCAGGACCCAAAGTATTTAAATTTCCGTTAGATGATGTATCAGCGGGAAATTTTTGGACAAGATTAATAATCAATTCTTGGATACCGACTGAAGCACCGGAAGTAATAAAAGGACAATCACACGCATTGGATAAAGACTCTCTTGCTAATATTTGGCTACCTATGCCATTAACTCTTGGTACTAACTATAATCAGAGATATACAGCATCAGATAATATAATGGTTAATAGAGGTTCAGAAAATTCAGCAGTAGCCGGATATTCGGGAATGGGAGCAGAAGCCTTTTCTCAGGTCGCTATGGCTGCCGGAGGGGCTGCCAGTGAATTTGCTGACTTTGTGTCGTCAATGGCCAACATAAACAATTCAGGCAAAATGGCTATGGGATCAATACAAAACCAAATGATGGGATTAGTCTATGACGGTGCATCATTAAGGTCACATACTTTAAATTGGAGAATGATACCTCAAAATAGAGAAGAACAAAATGCGATTGAAACAATTTGCTTTGCGTTTAAAAAATTCTCATCTCCTGTAGTTAAGGGGCTTTTTGGTGCTAATACAGATTATAAGAGTTCTGCTAAGGCTCATAAACAATCGACAATGGAGATAGACGCAACGGCAAAAAACGGTGTGAGACACACTCCAATTCCCAAGTCAAATGATAAAAAACAAGATTCTATGAGAAGTATAGGACGCCTAGGTATTCCTGTAACAGTCAATGTAGAATTCTGGTATGGGGATAAAATAAATCCTCATTTATTTCAAATAAAAGATTCTTTTATCGAATCAGTAGAAGTGAATTACACACCGACAGGAACGTGGAATGCTTATGAAGACGGAGCTCCAATTGAAACTCAATTAAATGTAACTCTTAAAGAAAACGCAATTATCACTCAAGAAGATATAGATCAAGTTGGAGGTTACTAATGGCAAAATATACGAAAATACTTCCTCAACTAAATTATAATGGAGTAAACATATCTGATATTACACACAGGTTAAATATGCTCAAAACAGTTGAAAAATATGCAACAATGTATTATTCCGTAACTATAGACGAAACTGCTACTCCTGAAAAAGTAGCAGAGCAGTATTATGGGAATTCAGACTATTGGTGGATTGTATGTGCAATAAATAAAGTGATTGATCCATTCTATGACTGGGTGAAAAAAGAAACAGAAGTCTATGCTTATGTGAACAAAATTTATGACGACCAAGATGAAATTCATCATTATGAAGATTCTGAATATATTCAATATCCCGATCAATCCGTAGAGGAAGACAGGGTGCCGGTTACTAATTTAGAATGGGAAATACATTTAAATGATGAGTTGAGGCATATTATGTTACTCAAATCTAACCACGTCTCGGATGTAGCGGACGAATTTGCGAAATGGATGAGAAATACTAAACAACAATATCAGGAATAGACTATGATGACCCCAAACTTTGAGACATTAGATCCTAGATCAACGTCTGATTGGAATTGTGAGTTCACTAACTACAAAGGAGATAGTGCCGAATTGAGTGGTATCATTAAAGGAATGAGTATCTGGGAGTCGATATACAATAACTGTATGTACGGCAACATAACGATAGAAGATGGAACAGGAATGGTCGAAGCTAATGGTATTATCGGCTCTGGTCTAGAACAAGTCCATTTTGAAATACTTACTCCGAATACGGCATCGCTGAAAACTTCCAATCTTGAAAAGGAGATGAAAGTTGATTCTATATCTGGTGGAACAAAGACTGCAAAAACTACCACATATAATATAGGAATATCATCTCCTTATCTCTTTACTAACAACAAAAAGTTGATAAGTCGTTCATTTCAGAAAATGACGGCATCAGAGATAGCAGAATATGTAGGTGTGAATATTATGGAGTTTGGATCATATTTATGGACTGACTTCACAGTATCTCCTTCTCTTCACGAAAAGAATATGGTTGTACCGAATTGGAATCCTTTTCAATTAATGAATTTTCTTGCTAAAAACTCTGTATCAGCAAAGGGAGAATCCAATTATCTATTCTTTGAAAATAATGATGGGTTCAAATTTGTCACGGTAGACGAATTAAAAGGCGGAGACATAATGAGAGCATTTCAGTTGAAGAATATGCCCACGAAAATTGTCGAAGATGCGAAAGGATTTACAGTTGATAATGCAATTATGGACAAATATTCAGAGCAGTCTCGATTTAATATACCGGTCGGACAAGTAAATGGTCAGTATGGTAGTTCGATATTAGCACATAATATTCTTGAAAAGTCGCTAGATAGTTATGAAGTTGAATACGATGGTAAGAAAAATATCGTAATGGCGGAAGGTATCGGGCTGAACGGACCGAAAGCCGCCCCGTTCGCAGATTTTAATGTATGGCAACATAATGGTTTTATGAGTTCTAATTATCTTTATAATATCCACGATAAGGGAGAAAATAGTCATTATCCACTCTACGATATGAAGATGAATGAAATGGAGACGAATACGATTAAATTTGATGTTCCTGGTGATTCAAATTGCTGGGCCGGTGATGTCGTAATGCTCCGAATACCGACTCATATTCACGTTCACGATGTGCCCGAGGATCAGTATATGACAGGAAAATGGTTAGTCACCGCAATACATCATAAGATATCTAACGCAGGATATACAATGACATTAGAGTGTATGAAGGATGGATTCTTTGGGGATCCAGACAAAGTAATTGAAGAACGTTCTTAAAGGAGAATAGATTATGCAATTTATGGGATTTGATGGTTTCATCTGGTTTATGGGTGTCGTAGAAGATAGACGAGATCCGATGTGTTTGGGAAGATGCAAAGTACGAATAGCTGGTCTGCATACAGACAAAATGGAGCTAGGTGTCGATGAAGGAATTCCTACTCCTGATCTACCCTGGGCTCATCCAATGCAACCAATTACGAGCGCCGCGATGAATGGAATCGGAACAACTCCACTTGGTCCCGTTGAAGGTACGTGGGTGATGGGATTCTTCAGAGATGGAGCTAATTGTCAAGAACCTATAATGATGGGAACGCTAGGGGGATATCCTACTAAGCCGCCAGCTAAGACTGGTTTTAACGATCCAAACGGGATATATCCAAAAGCCACACATCTAGGAGAACCCGATACGCATAGACGGGCACGCAAAGATTTCGAAGGACCACCGAGTGTAGGGGGAGGAGATTCTAAACCGGAAGAAGGATTACCAATGGATAATTATAAGGCTCAGTATCCATTTAATCACGTAAGAGCAAGCGAGAGTGGTCACGTAGAAGAATGGGACGATACACCAGGGTCTGAACGACTTATGAGGTATCATATGTCAGGTACAAACGAAGAGATAGGACCAGATGGAACACGAACAGTAACCGTTATGATGGACAATTACACCATTGTCTTTGGTGATGAAGGAATTGAAGTCACCGGGAATGTTGAAATTAAAGCAGATGGTGATATAACCTTTGATGCTGGAGGTGATCTGAATTTCGTTTCCGG